TGGTGCCATGACAATCACACTGGCTGGTTTTTCACTAGCAATGTGCCAAACCTTCACGATCATGGTGCGGGTGATACGATGTCGAGTTTTAAACTGTCGGGCTCGAATTGTCGCGTGTACTTTTACGATCACATAAATTACAGCGGCAGCCAGTGGAAGAACGCTAAGAGCGTTAGGAATACTCCGCGGTCCAGTGCGAAATGTTTTAACACAGGCGCCGCTGATAACTCTGCGAGTTCCATGCTTGTCTCCAATAGCAACAAATACTTGGGTCCGTACCTGGGTTATGATTCCGATTCAGATTAAATGCGAATAATAGTACTACCATTTTACCATATTTATTTGATAAATCATGGTAAAATCGTTGATAGATGAGCTTAGGGCCATTCGTGAATGCGGAAGACGCATCAATAAATAGTAAATAGTAAATTTTCATATATAATTATTCGGTTAACAAATAATTATATATTTGTATATTATATATCGCAATGAAAAGAAATTTGGCTATTGTCGTCATTGTGGTGGTATTAGCGATTGCAATTTTGATTTTTACAACGACTAAAAGTACTCAGGGGGTACCAGTAGTAGAGGCTCCAATCGCCCCTCTCGCCGCCCCCCTCGGCGCGGGCGTACCGACGAAGTGTACCAGAAAAGTGACCGCGACGCGCATCGACCGAGAGACGGAGGAACTTAACAATGAAGGGTGGGGTATGGATTTGAGATTCAAGTGCGACGATACGCTCGTGCATATCGGTTCCTCAACAGGGGGTCAGGGGTACAAGGATGTCGCCGACTTTGACGGCGAAGGGTGTCCAGACGAGGTGAATAAAAGCAACTGGGAGGGTGCATACACTTATCCCGATAAGTTCGATATATCCGTGGGTGATTGTATTTAGTGTTAAAATTCTTCATCGAATTCAATGGTCGTCGTATCCTCGTCTATTTTTCCATAATCACCGACACGCTTTTCAAAGAAATTTGTTTTTCCGTCGAGTGAAATATTCTCCATAAAATCAAAGGGATTTTGTGTATTCCAGATTTTATCGTGACCCACTTGAAGTAATAATCTATCGGCCACATATTCTATATATTCGGACATTTTAGAAGAATTCATGCCTATGAGACTACACGGAAGTGCATCTATAATGAATGCCTTTTCTATATCCACAGCGTCTCGGACGATTTCTCCTATGATTTCACGTGAAGGTTTAGATTTCATCATATTAAATAATTCAATACCGAATTCCAAATGAAGACCCTCGTCTCGACTAATTAATTCGTTACTGAAACATAATCCCGGGAGAAGACCCCTCTTTTTTAGCCAAAATATGGAACAAAAAGATCCGCTAAAGAAAATCCCCTCAACACATGCAAATGCTAAAAGACGTTGCGCGAATGGGCGTTCTCTATCGAACCATTTCATAGCCCACCGCGCTTTTCTTTCAATACACGGAATTGTGTTAATCGCTTCAAATAGTTTTTTCTTTTCGGATGTATCCTTGATATATTTGTCGATTAATTTTGAATACGTTTCCCCGTGTACCATTTCATTATGACACTGATAGGCAAAGAATGAACGCGCCTCGGATATTTGAACTTCATCGGCAAAGTTGTTATTTATATTTTCAAATACGATACCATCCGAACCAGCAAAGAATGCCAGAACATATTTTATAAAGTGTTGTTCATTTTCACTCAATTCAACCCAGTCATCCATATCTTTTGATAAGTCTATCTCTTCCGCGGTCCAATTACTCATTTGAGCCTTTTTGTACATGGACCAGAGTTTTTCATGTCTAATGGGAAATACAGTAAACCTGTTTAAGGTTGGTGTTAATATGGGTTCGAGATCGTCGACATGATCCTGAAATTCAAAGAAATCGCCGATGTATTCATTATCCATAAATATTTGCGGATAGGAAGAAGCACGCGCGACACCACATCTTTTTTTAAGTTCGCTCTTATCGACGTATGTTTTTTTATAATCTAAATCGTACGATACGCATAGTTCTTCAGCGTGGTCACAGTACTTGCACCCATCTTTCGACAAAATCTCGACACCCATCTTTTCACGTAATATTATTAAAGATTTTATGTTTTAAAACTTTAGATATGATTAAGTTTTCTGAAATTTATCCTGGAGATCTTATAAAAGTTTTGGTAAATGTGGACGACGATGAGGATATTGAAGACGAAATGTACGCGAAGGTGGTAGACAATAGAGATGATTATCTCATTGTATCGTATTATTCAGAAACTCCACGCATGTATAAGGGCGCTCTCATCCACGAACTCGAAGAGAAGGAGGAGCTTGTTCAGGAAGGGAATTTATTGGAACATCATTTAGATAATGACATTCCCGTGTTTAAATGCTTGGGGGAGAATATGTTTGCTCTTATAGACGATATTGACGACGACGAAGAGAGTGATATTATAGATTTATCAGACGACGACGACGATAGCGATTTGTCTGGTTTTATTGTACCAGATGACTACATAGATGGACTGGTTTTACCACCAGCAGATCATAAAACAATAGACGAGAATTGGAACGAATGGTTTCCGTCGAGCCCAGGTGCCAAGAAATATAAGGAAATGGTAGATAATATAGAGGTTTTTGCGAAACAACACGCATCTAACTTAAATTTTTAATAAAATATTTGTGATATATAAGAAGGATGAGCAATAAATCCATCAAAGAATTTTTAAGAAATTCAAATGTAAATATCCAATCTCCCGGATCCACGTCGTCATTAAATACAGCTAATGCGGAATTGGCGCGTGAAATAGAAGAGGATTTGGTAAGCAGAGAAAATTTCATAAATAACGATTATATTCGAAATTTGCCACAACCGTTTACTATTAGTAAACTCAATCCCGGTATATACAATATAGTTGTGAATAAAGCATTTACACCTAAAGCATCTCGCGTTGATATATCATACATTCTTAAAAAATCATTTAAAAATGTGGATAATGGAAGGACTCCTATAGGGTTTGGACTTACCATAAACGTGAGCGAAATAAAGGGGTATTATGGACAATTTAGAACGGGTATAAGTATTTCAAGAGAATACGGTGTTCGTGGAAATATGAATCAAAACTACTTCGCGGCATCCATTGTTGCAGACGTATCGAATGGAGAGGAGACGAAAGGTATAAGTTTTACCATATATAGAAATGGTAAGATACGATTTTCGGGGGGTTTTATTGGTTCTCAAAATATAGATAAACAACCGGATGCTATACGAAAATATTTGATAGATAATTTTACAGCCGGTAATAAATTTCTATACAGTGATCTCGAATACAATAATTTAAGTGGACAGTTCAAGGTTAATGGTTCGATAAATATGATTGGAGTTGCGCGAACTTACCCAAGTTCCGTGAGTTATGAACCAGAAATTACTCCATTTTTATATATGACACACAAGGGGTATAAATACATCTTAACCGGAACGGGTGTTATACAATTATCCGGTGTGAGTAATCCAGCACAAATGCTGTCAGCATATGATACGGGTTCACAGCTTGCTACCGAATTATATTCAAAGGGGTTGATTACGGGTCTTAAGGGGTTTAATAAAAAGATAACCCGTAGTAAAACATCTCGAAAAACGGCGACGTCGTGCCCGGTCGCTCGCCGCCCCCCGTGTAAATCCGGATTTGAAGTTCGTAAAAATCCACAAGGAAGTGAATGTTGTTATAAAATACCTAAAAAGAAGGGTAAAAAGACGAAGTCTAAGACAAATGATACCAATAAACCCCTGAATATTACAAGAAATAACGACGGTCTTAAAATCGGAGGTAGGAAGTGTATGCGCCTCACACAATCAACTCTTTTAGATGTTGCTAAAAAAATGGGTGTTGTCGGTGTAAAAAAGAGTACAAAGAAGGACGAATTGTGTGAAATGATAGATAAAATCAACGCGGGGGGTGTAGCTAATTTTAAGGTTGGTAAACGTGATTGTCGTAAATACAAAAAGGAAGAACTCGTATTTATAGCTATACAGAGGGGTATTAAAGTGACCGATAAAGATACAATAATTTCTTTATGTGAAAAACTTAAAATAAAACAAGACACGAATAAGTCTAAAAAGAAGCAAATTATTGATAAGAAGATAAATAATAAGAAAAAGAAAGCGCAACAAAATGTGGACAATAAGATGGAGCGGCGTCGTCTAACAGATTCTGCTATTAAGAATGATATTATTAAGTTATATGGTAAGAGGTGGATGAATAAATATAAAAATGTCATGCCTTCCATAAACTCGGATGTCCGTGAATTCAAAACATTACTGAATAATGCGAAGAATAAAACACCACTTGTTAATAAAAAGGGAGTTTTACGTAAACAACCCGTAAATGATATGAAGAAGAATATGGTTTCTGCATGGAAATTGGACAGAGAAGCAAATCTGAAGATTAAACTTGTACGCCAAACATATGGAAATGCGGCCGCTAATTATGTAAAGACTAATCCTAAAGCGACAAAGGCACAAATAGAATCTTTCGTGAAAAAATATACGAAGATGCGCAAGAATTTAAATAATAATAATAAGAATAAGAATAAAACAACATTAAAGCGTGCAAGCACAAGTAAGAATAAGAATGGACGATCCTAGAGAGCTTCTTAAAACGCGTATAAATAAACAGGGTGTTGTGTTTAATATAGATACATGCGATAAGATGCTGAACAAATATGCTAATGAAAGTCTTACAGATGCTATGTTATACGTAATCGCAGATTATATAAAAACGGAGAGAACTAGTGGGGAGTATGGAATGAGTGAGTTGGAAGTGAGATACTATTTAACAAATGATTTTTACGAGTGTGCGGATCCCCAAAAATGGGTAGAAGAACATCGTGAATCCAATGATAACGGACTCATCATGTTTATTTTTGATAATTATGGCGAAATGAGACGCGGAAAACATAAGCGAATGGTGTTGAATATTATAAACATGTTATATTTCGATTTATAAGTTTAGATGGTTCTGATATTTGTTTTAAGTGTATAGTGTGGTAGGAAAAGTCATATCCTAAAAATGTATCTTTTATTAATTTAGAGAGTTCAAAAGATTCGTATTTTCTAGACATCCCCGAACAAACTGAGAGTTTTTCTAATTCTAGAAATCTATCCTCCATTATTAAAAATTCCTTGAGAGAAGTGTCAGATATTCCACCTTCCTTCATAGAATAAAATGTACTCTGAGACATTCCATTCGATAGATGGAAGTTTTTGGTTTTATATCCCAAAATTCCGATTTGCATATCTATATCTTGTTTCCCCCATAAATATATAATCACTAGGAGACAGATAAATATGAATATTGTATTACTCATTTAGTATTATGCAATATATTAAATAGGTCCTTGATTTTGTGAATAATGTTAAATAATTGATCTTTATTTTCGACTTCTCGAGGATTAATGATTTCAAATTCGATCTGATATGTATTCATTTCTTCTGCGTCCATATCGTCAGAATCCCCCGTGCATTCAGTCATATCGATGGACAAATTTTTACGGATAAAAGATGTACGTTTTTTCGTTTTCTTTTTATCCATTTCTCCATCATAATCGTCGTCCATTGGGAGTTCTTTAGAAATACTAAATCTCACATCATATGGCGCGTTCGCCATCTGAAAATCTTTATTTAGGACCCGTTCTTTTGTAATTATATCCTGATCACCCGAATTTTCGTCTACGGTGATGCGAAGATTATCACTTTCACGATAAAATACCTCTGTGTGTGAGGATACAACCTTTTCCCAACCATTATATTTTTTCAAACCTTGCATGAAATACATAAAACGGTCTTTACCTACATTCGTATCAAAGAACGAGCCATTAAATTTTCCTAAACGGAGTTCCATTTCGACGTGGTCTTCATTTTTCAAAGTTTCTACGTCGGAGAGGATAGAGTCACAGATGTCGTGATAGTTCATTGTTTACATTTTTTATAACGCGGCTTATTCTTAAGTCTTTTTTATTGGCTTTTTTTAACATGCGAGGATTTTACAATAACGGAAATACATGTTATTTTAATTCTGCCATACAATGTTTATTGCACATGAAAGCTCTCTCGATGTACATCTTAAAAACTCCATATAACGGAGAATGTTGTTTTACTAGAGAATATCGTAAATTATTAGAGGCGTATTATTGTAGTGATATACCTGGACCACTGAATATAATATCTGTTTTAAATGAATTTCAAATAAAGTTTCCACGATTTAATAAATACGAACAACACGATGCACAGGATGCATTATTTTGTATAATAGATATTTTGGAAAATTCAATTCCATATATTAAAGAACTCGTATATGGAGAAAATACACAAGAAACTATTTACAATGGGGGTAAAAATAAAATAAAAATACCATTCAGTATTCATATTTTAGATTCGTACGTAGAAACACCGACAGTTATAGATATGATTAAACAGAGTAAAAAATGGCATGTATTAGAGGATTATATAGATGATTCTGGGAAGAATCACCACGTGGCGACGACGAGAAATATTTTTTCAAAACTTCCGAAGATCATGATTGTTTCGTTCGACAAAAAGAATAATGATATTCATATGGAAGATGTGGATAATTTGGAATCGTGTATCATTCACACGGGGCATCAAAATAAGGGACATTATATGTCTATGGTAAAAATAAATAAGAAATGGTTTTTACAAGATGACGATATTCTTAGACCTGCGGAGTTTCCGACGAAGGCGGGGTATTACGTACTGGTCTACAATCTAAAAACTCCCTAATATCAATATCTTCTTTGATATTTACGATTGTTCTGTAAAATGTTCTCCTAGAATTTGGGTATGTTTTATCTGTTCGTCTTTTTATAGGTTTCCACCACATGGGGGTGTCGTCGGGCATATACATACATTCGACAATAGCATTGTCTTCAAACCATGGCGCATTGGGAATCCTATTACATGGAATGGAGGATTCGAAAATAAGTTTACCCCTTTCTTGTACGTAGAGTCTCCATACTAGAGGACTCCTTTTCCCAATCCCTGTAAAATCTCGACCCATTTTCATAAGGAAGTCCACGGTATTTTTTTCCTTTGGTTTCCATTTAAACATAGTTTCATGCGTACCAGATTTTACTGGCTCATTAATCGGAGTAAATACCAAACCATCAATTTTTTGCGATACTGTAGGTAGATATTTATCTAAGAATTCTTCATAGTCGTCAAGTAAATGAAAGGTTTTAATTTTTAAAATGATAGGGTCCGATTTTAGGACGATCATTTTTTTAACCGTTTTTTCGATATGCTCTAAACGGTTCAAGAAATTCAACTCTCTTATATCCTGACCACACGTTCGGAGACAATCATATATCATGAAAAATTCATTATATAATTCCCCTTCAAGGATGGTACCGTCGTATATTTGTTTCCTAAAATTGAGTGGACATATAAACATTTCAAGCGCTCTGTTTACTAAAACACATACGCGTTTTGGACCAAACGTGAATGCAAGAAGCATGTATCGTAGACCGTCTGTTTTTTCACAAACAACATAATCATTTTCACGAAGTATGGGGAAATGTTTGTACTCTACGGAAACTGGCTGACTTCCCGGAAATATACCACGCTTTGTACCCCACATACTCTCCATGAAATGTATCGCGTATTTGTAAAGTGGTTCATCGTTCTTTACAAACACTCGGGTCATTCTAGTTTAACTTTTAATTTTATTCTTTAATTGCTTTTAATGCCAGACGCGTTTAGTATATTGCCTACACACTCATGGTTGTAAGTCATGGTTAACTTAGCTGCCGTATATGCATGGATTTTGACACCTTTTGTTTTGAAATCTGCAAACATGGTAGACATTTGTGGACGAACCGTATATTTTCCAGATTTATCCTTTATTTTCTTTAGCACACTTTTTGTATTCATGATCCAACACGCGGAACTTGTTTTATCAACGGTATAAATATCTGACGAAATTTTATTAGAGACTGTTGTATCAAATTCGAGACCCATTTGTTCGATGGGTTCGGATGATTCTGCCTTTACTTTTTCCTTAAACATATCCCAATTTATTCCTTCTAGAACTGCTGGGAACACTAAGAATCCAATACCTTCTCGGGTTTCAAATATTTGGGAAATAGAATTATCGTCCATCGATATTCCAAAATCTATAAAAAGTATACGGTCGTGTGTGGGTATACATTTACGAATAGCTTCCGCTTTATCAAAGGGGTTATCGTTCACGAATAGAATTTCGTTATCATACCCTAATTCTATACATCTAAGATTCATTCTAAGAATGGTATGCATGGTTTTAACATGACATGATTTACTCCGAGTGACAATAATTGTAGCTATTTTCATTATAAGATATACGATTTTAAGCCTTAAGCCTTTCATTAAGACATCCCCAGAACGGCAAATTACCTACATGTCCTAGGGATGAATATACACAAGCATATATTTTACCCCCACCCGGCATCTTCTGCCATCTTCTACAAAATGCATAATCCTCGGATAGATATCTTCTCGAGTCTGGATCTATCATACAATCAAATAAGGCACAGTATTTGTCAAAGTCTCTATTTTGATGGTCGTTAACACAGTCTAGGTTTTTGTAATGTTCGTGCATTTTTTCGAAAGCACTCCTTTTGATTACCATGAACCCCGTTGGTCCATCTAATATTTCAACAAACCCATCTTCTACAGAGCGTGTATTTGCTCCCACGTTAACGACTAGACTGGAGGATAACATAGCCATATCGCGTTCATCGCCTTCCTTTACAGCTTCTTGTGCCTGATGCCACATGATCGTTTTTTTAGGATAACACGCTACGGAAATTTCATGTTTAGATTTTACGAGTCGAACGACAGATTGGGGATCGAAATCTACATCGGCATCTATGAACATAAAACACTCAGCGTCCGTGCGTTGCATAAATCGTCCTACAGCAACGTTGCGAGCCCTGTGGACCAGTGATTCATTTTCAGTGGTATCGATCATAAGCTGAATACCAGATTTCATACATAACATCTGTAATTTTATGACACTTATCATATAGCGCTCTAGACATAATCCCCCGTAACATGGCGTGGCAAGAAATAATTTGATCATTACTATAGTTAATATAACAATTTTTAGCTTTAACCTTCTAAGTGTTTTTTAATAATCACTTCTATTTTATTAAGTGTTGGTACAGAAATAGAGCATTTTTCACAAACTTCAGCCTTGGATACTTTACTAGACAAAACTAGATAAATAATAACAGAAGCCACACTATTCGGCGTTTTGCTCATGAGTTCCACACAATTTTCTAATTTTGTACACATCTTATTACATTCATTTCTCTCCTCCCGGGATATTTCAAATGAATTTAAAAGTCTTTGCATCACATTTTGTGGGCGCGTCACATAATTTTTCTCAGTTTTACCGAGTATGACGTCTTTGAACATTTGTGTTGTTCGACTCAGGTCCCTGCTTTGGATTCCAAACATATCTGCAATTTCTTTTGTAGTTCGTGGGATATTAGATAAACGACACGCATACAATACACAATTCGCTTTTATTCCGGAACGAACAGCTCCACGCGTTAATTTTCCTTCATTGAATTTACGATACATCATTTTTGCATCTTTTAATACGGTGTCTGGAATGGTATTGGAACACGCTTCGTCAATATCTTTATACGCGTGATAGAGACTTCTATCTTTATGGTTCATCGATTGGTGAAAACTTATTTTTGCCATGCGTTTTTGTTCATACGACGAATTTCTTTGTGTGGAAATAATAGTTCCTTTGCCCCAAGATTCCGAAAACAGCTCCGGATTTGGGTTGGGATTTCCGCATCGCGCGGGGTCGTTTACACGCCCGTCTTCGGTGAGTCCACTCGTCCATTCCGCACTTTCATCTATATATACATCATCTACCAATCCACATTCTTCACACACAGGTAATCCTTCTTTCGAAAATATCTTTTTTCCTTCGCATTCTTTACATATATTTTTATTAATAGTAGTTGGCCTTGTTTTTGGTTTATTCAGTAGCTTGTCCAAGTCCGACCAGATAGTTGCCAACATCCCCTGAGATGGAATTAGTTTTTTTGGGGAGATAATTGTCGCACTTAGGTTTCTAATAATTTTGTGTAATTTCCATGTCGTTGCTGTCTTGTACAATATTTAGACCAAATATAAAAGGCTGACGCCTTAACATATGTCCATTATATGATAGAGATGATTCACGGACTTCTATTTCCCGAGAACTAAACGGACCCGCCCAAAAATCGCGGGTGAATCTATGTTTTCCAAGGTTATTTGCCATGCAATGTTCGTTAAACGTTTTTACGAATTCCTTCTGTGGACAGAATAGATCAACACCATATTCAACGTTCGTAGATTCAAGGAAGTGTTGCAGGGAACTCGTAGACATAGCGACTTGTTTTTGAATAGTTTTGAAATAGTCGGGGATAAGATTCCATATATCCGAGTCTGGGTCTTTTTGCGCGGCTTCTAGGTAGGCGCGCACACATTTTTGAAGGATTACAGGTAATTCATCTTCTAGTTTGCTGTCTAGTTGTGTATCAGCTTTCTTTACCTGTTTAATAAAGTCCCATGTCATGATACGTCTGAGAATAGAACCAGAATTATCTTTCCACGAAGGTACTTCATTTCCTCCTAAAATACCGGGTACATTCCAACAAAAGCTTTTAGCTTTGTCGTTTTTAACTGCTATAGATACGTCTTCACCAGAGACGATCGACTGAAATTCGGCCTGTTCCAATTGTAAATCTCCTTTGATTTCGGGAGCGATGAACATGAACGCGTCACAGATACTACTTAATCCAAATTTTCTCTCAACGTTATTGGATAGAGTTTTTACATCAGCCGCCTCATAAAATTTTCTAAAAACTTTTGTGATCAGAGTCGATTTACCGGAACGGGCTATACCTTTGAGAAATGGTATGATTTGCCAATGGTCTAGATCATTTGTTTCAAAACACAGTCTACCACCCATCACAAACATCCACTGAGACACTTCTTTAGTGAATTTCTGATAATTTAAAACACTCTGAAAGTATGGGGTTGGTATAGTGTACCAGTCATCCACATGATTATAGTCGTTGAAGTATTTATTAAAGTATTTACAACTTACTTCCGTTTTATCTAAACACGCAAATTTTACGGAGTTATATGGATAAAAATTACATACATATTTTCCCAATTTCAAATCCCACTCCTTACCAACAAAAACACCGTTATTAAAAGACCACATATGTCGATTTTTTATTATATCGGGAAATTGTATATCTTTACACTTTGTTAAGTGGTTGATAACCTCTTTGAAACCGTTTCCTTTATTTGTAAACGCTAACCATAAATCCCATCGGGTTTCCTTTTGTACTATGTGATACACATACTCTTCAATAGTCATAACTTCTTCCCACGCTCGTGTACTGTGTCCGATTTCTGTGGTTATTTGTTTGCATACATAGCCCTTATATCTCCTATATCCCTTTTCGAAAATATCTTGTAGACACGCCAGGGTAGCTTGTTGGAAATGGTTTGCCTCTTCTACATCTTTCATTGTATTTATGAGGAATAATGCACGAGAGTGTGGGTCCGTCTCCGGGTTGACAGATCCTTTTGAAAGCATCGCGCGGGGGTCGTTTATACGTTCAGAAATTCGTGTATGTCTCCATACCATTTGATACGCATCGTCTATTTGTTCTATCAACCTATTGACTCTATGAGCTATTGTTAGTTCGTTTTTTTCATCATAGACGTTTTTTAAAATTCCAAGGGATTTAGCTCTATGATATAAAATCCCCAGGTTAGTAAAATTTCTATTTTTCGTTCCAGATATCTTTTCAATATCCACGACTAAAGGTAAGCCCGTTTGTGTATGTAACTCGGATTCTTTGAAGAATTTTCTAAATCCTAAGTTTAGTGCTACATGTGAATTATTAACGTCGTCGACACACCAGTCTTTTTCGAAGTCGACGAGTACTACAAGCAATTTTTCTGCATCACACGTTTGTAAAGCGTTCTTCCACATTTCAAGATCCGAGTCATTTGGGTTTTGATTAGGCCTAATGAAATGTGTAGAGGAGGTCGAGGGCTCACTCATTTGTTAGTATTAGAATTCATTTTTTAACTTGTTTTTTTACAAAGACAGTTTCTCATTTTTTTAATTGACTAAGCATTTTTACTAAAATTTTATTTTGCATTTCGATTTGATTGCCTATATTTACCAGGGCAGAACAGACCGTTTCACCATCTTCAGTCGATAACATGGATGTAATCAGGCCACCCATATCCATCTCTATGTATTCATCATCCATTAAATCGTAATCACCAGGCTGGTCATCTAACAATTCTTCCTGGTCAAGGATGTCATCGCCCAAGATAAGGGGAGTGTCTTCATCTTCAACATCCGTATCAGTTTCGTATTCGGATTCGGAGTTTTGTTCGGGGGTTTCTGCTGGGGGTGTGGGTTCGGTCTGTGGGTTACTTGCCATTTATATACCCCAGGAAAATGCATTATGTGTTTTATCGCATCCAGATTTTTTTTCTCTGCTTATAGTACAAAACAAACAAAATGGCTGGTGGATTAATGCAACTCGTGGCATACGGTGCCCAAGATGTCTACTTGACAGGAAATCCAAAAGTGACATTCTTCCAAGCGGTGTACAAGCGTCACACCAACTTCGCGATGGAGAACATCGAACAAACGGTTAACGGCACTGCGGCGAACAGTGGCCGTGTGTCGGTCACGATTGCCCGTAATGGTGATCTTATTGGCGACATGTATGTCGAACTCGCCGTCAAGGCCTCGACTATCGCGGAAATCACCAACGGTGCTAAGCTCGACGGTTCCGCCGGTACCGAAGACAACTGCTGGGTCGCGGAGCGGGCGATTAAGGATGTCGAACTGTCAATCGGCGGTCAAAGAATTGACAAACACTACCAACGCTGGTGGCGCCTCTACGCGGAACTCTTCCTCGACGAAGCGAAGAAGTCTGCGTACGGTAAGATGACCACTGGTCCACGATCGGGCACGGTTTACTTGCCTTTGATCTTCTTTTTCAACAGAAATCCAGGTCTCGCCCTCCCATTAATCGCGCTTCAATACCACGAGATACGTCTTGACTTCGATTTGAGTTCCGAGTACGACTCCTACGTCCAAACTGGCACGTTCAAGGTTTGGGGTAATTATATCTATCTCGACACCGAAGAGCGACGCCGATTTGCGCAAAAGTCCCACGAATATCTCATCGAACAAGTTCAACACACTGGTGTCGATTCGGTCACTTCTGCAGCGACCAAGCAAGTTCGCTTATCGTACAACCACCCTGTCAAAGAATTGGTGTGGTGTTTCGACAAGGGTTCCGTCTCCCACTCTAACTTGTGGAACTTCACGTCCCTCAACACTGGTCGTATGACCTCCAACCTTAAGACGCTCGCTTTGTCGAACGTTGTTACCTCCGGTTCTTTCTCCGGTGCCCCAGTCCTCATTGGTGGTGCTGGCGAACCATCTTTGGTCGAAGACATCGCCACTGTCGGTGCTTTGAGTACCTTCAAATTGGTCCTCAACGGTCAAGATCGCTTCAAGGAGCAAAAGGGTAAATACTTTAACCAAGTTCAACCATTCCAACACCACTCCGGCTCCCCAATGCCAGGTGTCTATTCGTATTCGTTTGCCTTAAAACCAGAAGAACATCAGCCAACAGGGACATGTAATTTTTCGAGGATAGATAATGCTCAAGTTGCCGTTACTATGAACACGACCGGAAACACGTCTATGAACATGTTCGCGGTTAACTACAACGTCCTCCGTGTCCAATCCGGTATGGGTGGCCTTGCCTTCTCCAACTAGGCTAATTACAGCTTAAATATGTATAATCTCGTCGCGTGTTAAAAATTAAAATTAAGATGTATCAAATATCCTAATTTTAAAATGTGAGAATATCGTATGCGCGCTAAGTGGAGAAAGAAACGTATGCGTCGAATGAAACGCCTACGAAGAAAAATGCGAGCGCGTTCAAAGTAATATTAGACCGTGTTAATAGAATTAAAGAGTGAGATTTTAAAATAAACATGTTAAGTGATTATCATGTTTACACAGATGGTGCGTGTGTTAATAATGGACAGAAAAATGCTATGGCCGGTATGGGTATTTATTTCGGTGATGATGATTCACGCAACGTATCAAAGCGGGTCGTGGGGAAACAATCAAACAACACGGCGGAGTTGGGAGCTATTATAGAGGCATATACAATCATAAAGGACGACTTAGAAAACGGAAAAGTCATTACGATTGTATCTGATTCTATTTACGCTATTAGATGCGCAACAACATACGGCGAAAAATGCGCGACGACGGGATGGTCAAAGGATATTCCCAATAAGGATATGGTTAGAAAGGCATACGAAACGTACAAGAATATAAATAACGCGATTTTCGTTCACATTAAGGCACACACGGGTAAGGATGATATTCATTCGATGGGGAATGATAACGCAGACAGGTTAGCTAATTTGGCTATAGGCGTGACCCAATGCCCCTATTCGCGCGTATACCTGAATGTACCATTCGCCGAAAAGGAAATAGCCAAGGCACAGGGTGCGCGTTGGGATCCAAAAAAGAAACAATGGTGGGTGAATCAGACTAATATGTCCCAGTCTTTGGAAAAATTTATAGTGCGTTAAATTGCGGGTATGTATAAATTTTCTTTGGGATAATTATGGGAGAGCTTTCGAAGAAGAAGGAAATATCGAAAGATATGATTCAGGGGACGAATGCATGGTGTCCGAAACAAGAACAACTCCTAATTAGGTGGTCTGAAATGGCTGCAGGGTATCGTTGGTTACATAATGATGCACGCGTTTTTTATCTAAAACAGAATAATTGGCTCACATACCCATGCATCATTATTAGTAGTATAACCGGCGTCGGTGGTTTTGCAGTTTTGAATCCGTCGAGTGATTCCGGCACACCGGCTAGTGTTCAACAGAAAATAATTATAGTACAATATTTTTTCGCATTTCTGAACGTCGTCGCCGGGATATTGAATTCAGTTGCAAAGTTCAATGATAGCTCTAAGCGTTTAGAAGCGCATTCTAGTATGTGTATACAATATTCAAAGTATTATAGGAATATAGAGATGGAACTTTCTTTGGAAAAAAAGGATAGAGGGGATGTATTAAAATTTGTTTCTAAACAACGTTCGGAATATGAACGGCTTCTCGAGGAGGCCCCGGATATACCCTCAGCGAGTATAGATAAGTTTAATCATTTATTTCCAGATAAGGAAAATAAACCGGATGTGTGTAATGGTTTGAATTTTATTCCCCGAACGAATGGGTGTCATTCCGATACAGATAGTACAAAGGCGAAGGCGTCCGTGTTGAGATGGTTAACGAGAAAGAGTATTTCGAGATCACCTTCGACTATGCTACACACTTTTAAGGGTAATCGTTCATCATCGAGTTCTCCGGAAAATAGACATAGTGTAGATGAACATGCCCCACCTAACGATACACGACAGGATGTAGAATCTCAGAAAATGTTTGCAGATAAAGTGAAAGAAAAGATTCTTTTGCGATTGTGATATAAAGATAAGACACATAATAACAATAAACAAACATGAGGTAAGTGGTCTTATTTTAAAAATGCATTATATTAATGGGTAAAAATTTTTCATCAGAATTCAATAATCCTATCATGAAGAGAACTCCATCCATGTGGTCTTTGGGGTATATACCCCCCACAAATCTTCGCATTGGTAGATATAAATATAGGAGTGGAGACGAAACTCCGGAGGATTCTTCAATAATTTTAATAAAAGCCCCGGTATCGAAACCACTAACTTCCAATACATTTATCTCGAAGAGGGAGACGCAATGGGATGATCCTTTTTTATAATTTAGTATAACCAAAGCTATAACGTCTGGTTAGCTCAGTTGGTAGAGCGCACGCCTTTTAAGCGTGTGGTCACGGGTTCGAGCCCCGTATCAGATACCAGGCTCCTATAGCTCAGTTGGTTAGAGCGCGGTGCTTATATCTACGATATACAAGAATGATGTAAAAATCATAAAGGCACGCCGAGGTCATGGGTTCGAAACCCGTTAGGAGCATTTTTAGATGTGTATCCCACATGTAAAAATAATTTTATTTACCCATCACAGAATGCTTCGTTATGCAGCCCTTCGTAGAGAACTTAATACAGTGATCGGTAGAATTTATGAACGCGGTGAACGTGTGATTGTGGATTACGCCCGTGAAAACGTACACTCGTTGAA